CTCTATATCCGGATTATCAAAACGATCACTAATAAATTGCTGTTTGAATTTATTAGTGATACTATTTGAATCAGTCCACCAAGCAAATAAACGTAATATTATCACTATAGTTATAATATTTCATCTTGAATAGATGCCCATATATTGATATCAGGTCTGGTAAAAAAATTATGTTTTAATTTTTGTAAACTATTAAACCGGTTATTATAATTTTCTTCCGTACATTGATCCTTTAAAAATTCTAGACATTCTTCGACATTTAAAGATGGAAGTTGAAGAAAGCTGTTACTATCAATATAATCACTAATATTAGGAGCTCCATAATAAACTGGAATTGTATCACATAATATACAATCGTAAAATTTTTCTGTAAAGTAATTATTAAGTACTGAATTTTCGATAGCTATACTAAATCTATAATCATTGAGTCCTACCTTTTTATTCCAACAATTACCGAAGCTTTTAGGGTGATCTGTATCTTGATAATTGCCATGTATTTCTATTTCCAAATCTGAATCTTTAAGCCCGTTAACTAAGTTACGCCTTTCACAGTAAATAGTGTTTTCATTATAATTAGGTATATTATCGGCTTGCACTACACTAAGATTTTTAATTTTCGGCGGATTAATTTTCAGCATACTATCTGCGCTCCAATTCCACTCAAATCTGTGATCCATATCACCGTGACCTCCATATAAACTTTTAGTTGGTCCTGAAATCATCTCCTTATGGTTACCATACCGGGGGCTATACGGAACAAATACTCTTGAACTTTTATTATTAGCATCTCTATCCCAATTGTCTGACCAAAACGGTTCCTGTATATAATATATAGTATGATTTTTGTCAGTATTAATTTGTTCCTTTGTGAAACCGAATACAATCGCATAATCATATTGTTCCCCAGTAACAAACTCTATATCCGGATTATCAAAACGATCACCAATAAATTGCTGTTTGAATCTATTAGTAATACTATTTGAATCAGTCCACCAAGCAAATAAACGCAATTTTATCACTAGTAGTTATTCCGTATATATTCATCTCTATCAAAATACCTAATATCTTCTCTATTACTAAAGTGATTTAAATGGTATAGTGTTATTTGGTCATTAGTCATAGGTATTTTTTTAATTTTATTATCTTGATATATTTTACCATAAATCTCACCATCTTCTCCTCCCCATGTAGTATATTTCTCGTCAAAACCATTATGCTTTTTTAAATTATCTGTATCTGTAATAAAAAAAGCTCCTAACCCTCCTGCGCGTCCCGGGAACCTATTTGTATACGGTAACTTGTTAGGATCTGCTGAGTTAAATAATATTTTTTCCGTATCAGCCTCAGAAAAATCACATACATCGTGTGTATAACAACAATCTTTACCATTTTTTAGTAGCATATCTCGAAATACTTCATAATGATTTTCTTTTAAAAAGCAATCAGCATCTATTATACCAAATAAATCCTTATCACATTCATATAATAAATTATTTATTTTTTCTGATCTTTTATAAATACCGTCCGGATAAGGTATATGCCTACTACCTTCTAGTATTTGATTTTTAGAGTAATCAATTATGTTAATTTCACTACCTATTTTTTCCTTTAAAAACAAATTTAAATCATTAAGCTTATTAATTACATACTTAACATTTCTTAACCGGGAGCTGTTAGGCAGGCAATCATCCCAGAATAATAAATTAATGGATATAGATAGCATATTATATATATTTAATTAGGAAAGCAAGATATCACTTTTATTATATAGTGCCAGTCTTCCTATCCAACCAACCATTATCTTTAGAGTGTGGCCAGCATACCCATTCTGTTGGTCTACTAGCAACATCAGCTTCAACCCAAATGTTACACCACCCATTTTTACTCAATATCTTAGCTAACTCATCACCTTCTATATCTTTTCGATATAGAGTATTACCACTTTCATCATGTAATGCTACAGTAATGAAGTTTAGCTCTTCATTTGGCATGTCATTTGAATGAATATCAATACAATGCTTAAATCTTCTACTCCAATCACCTTCCGGATCATTTGGAGGTAGCTTCCCATCAATAGTTTCTTGTTGAAGGCTCCTATCTGCGAATCTTACACCAGCATACCCCTCCCAATCAGCAACAGTTCTTGTAGTGCCTAGACCATATTTACCATACCTCTCTTCATCACTACACTCACATCCATCAATGCCAAGAAGGTTCCTCATAAGTTTATATGTCTCTTGGTTATGATCATTCCAGTTGTTATAATTATCCCAATGCTTGTCAGGTCTGTAGTCTCTACTAAACTCATGATAGGCTACAATCTTATGAGGGTGGAAAATATCATATCCATGTGTATATGCCCTAACACCGACTGCAATCTCCTCACCATGGAAATAATATCTTGGATCATGCTGAACTTCTTCACAGAATATACCAACTGTGAAGCAGAAGTGTGCTGAATAGAACCTACCAGGTACAGGTATTGTTCTTTCTTTCCAATTAGGAATGGGAGCCGGTAAGAAGAATACAACTCCATCAGGTGTAAATCTATCGAATACCATATGCCATGGTTCTTTAACCCATTCCTCTTTAGGTAATGATGGGTGGAAGGAACTAATATATCCAGTCAACAATGGTTTCTCATGGCCATGTAGTTGTAGTTGTAATATCTCATTCTTTAACTCTGTATCCCAATTAGGTTCAAACCTATGATGTGAGTCGAGTTGTAATGTAAAATCTTCTCCATCATACTTCCTCTGAATACGATTTCTAGCCCAACATACACCTTTTGAATCTTCAGCCTTAACATCAATAATGATAAATCGATCATCATCTTGATACTCATTGAGTGTATCCCACTCATCTTCATCTGAATGTTGCCAGCAAATACAAATCTTGAGATTATTAGGCTCTTCAGCCTTGTCAATCATATCTCTCAATGTTGGAAGCAATTGACTATCTCTAAATGAAGCGATCTGAACAAAAATCGTCTTTCCTGTAAGAGGGTTAATGTACATGCACATATTTAATTTCGTGTTTATTAAAATCAACAGTTGATTAGATGTAGGTAGCAGCCATAATGATATAGTAATGAGTAAAGAAATTATCGCAATCGTCGATCAAGTGGGCAGAACAGTCGTTGGAGTTGAAACAGGTCAAACTGATGAGACTCTTACTCTTAATAACCCTGTAATCGTGCATGTTCAGCCTGATCCACAAAATGGTCAGCTTCAAGTTCAAACCTTCCCCTATCTCTTCATGGAATTTATCGAAGGTGATAAGAAGTTGAATGAGTGGACGTTTAATAAGACTGCTATTGCTACATCAACTGTTAAGCTCACAGAGCAGATTACAAAGCAATATCATGCTATCAATAACCCAGCACCTCCTGCAGCTCCAGTAGAAGAACCTGAAGTTATCAAGCTCTTTGGTGCAGATGATAAAGAGACTAAGTCTAAGTAAGTTAGCTTAGCTAAACTTATTCAAGAGTCATGCAGTTAGCTGCTTGACTCTTTTCTTTTGTATACTATAATAGGGTATATGAGCAAATTTGGTAATAAAGATATTGACGACGCGTTGGATGCAATTGACAAAATCAATCCCTTCGCAACATATCTAAGTGACAGTACTTTGAGCCGTGTAGGTGGTTGGATTGATACAGGTTCATATGTGCTTAACGCTATTGTCTCAGGATCGATTCATGGTGGCATCCCAAAGGGTCGTGTAACTATGATGGGTGGTGAGTCTATGACAGGTAAGACATTGTTCGTTCAGAAGATTCTTGCTAATGCACAGAAAGAAGGTCTTATTCCTGTTATCTTTGATACAGAGAACGCTGTTGATCCAGAAGGTTCAGCTCGCCTCGGGCTTGATACAACTAAAGTCAAGTATGTGCCTTGTCTCACTATTGAGCAGACTCGTAACGCGTTGTTCAAGTTCCTCTCAGCTGTTAAAGAAAAAGGTCTTGAAGGTAAGTTCATTGTAGCTATCGATTCACTCGGTAATCTTCAATCAGAACTTGAGCATAGTCGTATGACTAAAGACAGTACATCATCTGATATGGGTACTAAAGCTCGTGCTATGAAGTCTCTTATGCAGACTTGTACTAATCTAGGTGCTATCACACAAACAACTATTCTCTGCACTAATCATGTCTATGATGACCCTACTGCAATGTTTCCTTCTATTGAGAAGAACATGCCTGGTGGTAAGTCTATCATCTATCTTCCTTCTGTCACTATTCAGCTAGCTCGTAAGCCAATGAAGAGTGATGGTGGTAAGACAATGGATGCAGAAACTGCTGTTGGTCAAAAGAACTATGCTGGTATCCTTATTCGTGCTCTTACTCGTAAGAATCGATTCATTAAGCAGTACCTTCAAGGTGAGATGTTCCTTTCATTCCAGACTGGACTTGATCGCTACTATGGTCTACTTGACCTCGCTGTTGGTGTTGGTGCAGTTATTCAAACTGGTTCTACTTACACACTACCTTGTGGTAAAAAGATTGGATACTATAAAAACTTCCGGAAGGATAAAGACCTTTGGGAGAACACTATCCTACCTGTGTTGGAAGAGCGTATTAAGAAGGAATGGGCTTACTCTAGTTTCGACGGGGAATCTGAGGCACCTGATGAAGAAGCTGAGAATTCAGCTCCAGCTGTAGAAGCAAAGCCAACCTCTCTAATCATGGAAGATATCGAGAAAGCTAAAAAGACAAAGTAATATGAGCAATAAATTAGTACTGAGCATTTCAGGTGGTATGGACTCTGTAGTCCTACTACACATGGCAGTTGATCAAGGATATGAAGAGATTAATCTCATCTCTTATGGCTATGGTCAGCGACACATCCGCGAACTTGGTTGTGTTAAGTATCAGATCGATGATGTTAAGGCTGCATTTCCAGATCTTGAGATAACTCACTACGTGGCTGATGTTAGATTCATTAAGGACATCTCACCTACATCATCTTTGACTAATACAGATATTGATAACCCTGATATCAGTAAGATGGCTGGTGATGCACAACCTGTAAGCTATGTTCCATTCCGTAATCAGTTGTTCAATACCATTGGCTGTGCTTATGCAGAGTCAAAAGGTGCTGATACTGTATGGTATGGTGCAGCTGAAGTTGATAGCCTTGCTGGCTATTGGGATGGTAGTACAGAATTTGTTGATTCAATGAATGCTTTGATTGCTCTTAATAGAGAGAATAGAATTACCATTGAAGCACCACTCATTACAATGAGTAAAGAAGCTATTGTTACTGAAGGTGTTCGACTTGGTGTTGACTTTAGTAGAACATGGACTTGTTACTCTAATAGAGAAGATGGATTGGCTGATGCCACTACACCATCCTCAAGTATGCGGGTGCAGGGATTTATTGCGGCGGGATACCAAGACCCAATTCAATACGTTCAGCAAGATAAGCTTAACGAGTTGTATATGCTTAAGGGTTGTAAGAAGCTTTAATACTTTATAATCAAAGAACCCAGGAGCGTTATGCCCTCTGGGTTCTTTTTTATGAGTTAATTATGTTTTATTTATTATAGACCATAACGTCTAAGTTCTTCAAGCTGCCATTGAGTCTTTGGTTGAAAACGCTCTTTAAAGCTAAGAGATTTTTCTTTCGGAGCAGTCTTATATGAGTCCGATTCTTTTTGCTCTGTAAGATAAGCTGTTGTATAATTTTCCTTGTCTTCAATCAACTGCTCAGTAGCTTCTGTCAAATATTGTTGTGTGCTGCATGTTGGAGCTGTAATTCCATTCTCATCCATTACTGGTGCTTTAATGAATCCCATATCGTCATAGACACTTTCAAGAGTAAGCTCTTCTGCCTCTTCTTTTTCAGCACGGTCTTCCCAACGAGTCTGATAAGCCTGTGTTTTGATTGCATTAACTATTGAACGTAAATTAAACACTTCGTTAGTTTGAGGGTGTGTAAAAGTAGGGTATTGTTTAGCGGTTTGTTTCTGAAAGGCTGGATGTCTTTTAAGCTCTCTATCAGTAATAAATTCATTAATCTCATCAATGGTTACATCTCCACCATTTGGGGCCAAGTTAAACCTGTTATATAATTGTGCAGCTTTCCTAAATAGCTTTTTGAAGGTATCATCTAGTTCTACCTCAGCATCTTCACGCGGTTCTACATATTCAGTAGGATCTATTAGACCGAGATCAGCA